TCATCCTGTTTTCCTCCTCAGGATGGTCAGAGCCGGCCCGCGTGAATCCGTCGCTGACACTTTGTTTGACGCCTCAATCAACTGTTCAAGCTCTGCGGTAGAATAGTGGCTCGTAACGCTGCCATTCTTGTGCCCCAAGAGCGCCTTCCGATCTTCCAGTGTCACGCCCGCTGCACGAAGCCTTCTGCCAAAGGTGTGCTTGAGGTCGTGAACCCTGATCGATCTGAACCCAGGGTGTGCCGGTGACTTGTGTTCCATTTCCCACTTCGCCGCCGATCGCACCCTGGCCTTCTTCCACGCCGTGTCATTCATCCGGTGCATTGGGGTCGGGCCGTATTCGTCCGGCTGCCCATACGGGAAAACATACTTCGGATGCAAGCCGCGCTGACCGTCGATGACAGACATCGCCACCTTGTTCAACACCACCAGCCTCTCGTCACCGTTCTTCACGCCAGACTTTTCACTTCTTCCGCCAAAGTCGGCAGGTATCAGGAACACGCTTGTCCCCAGTTCCGGCACCCGGATTTCCCAATCCCACTGAAGCTTGCAGACTTCCTGCTCTCGGCAGCCCGTGTTCACCTTGTAGAGCGCCATCCTCAACAGGTGATCTGGGATTTCAGCGAACAGCATCGACTGCTCCGCCCAGGACATCGGATAAGGCTTCCTGCTCGACTTATTCTCCTCCAGCATCGAGATCATCGGCACGCTATCCAGCCATGGCCGCTTCTCTGCGTCTCGCCACTTCCTGTGGCACAGGTTCAAGATCCGAACGACTCGCTGTAGTGCGATGTTCACCGTCCGGTTAGAGACGCCTGGCTTTACCTTCCCCTTTTCGTTCTTCGTCGGCTTCTGCCTGTCCCGCTTGAAAGGAGCCAGGGTTCCGTCATCTATATGGGTGATTGGCAGATCCCCGATGTACGGATCCAGCTGTTCAATGTGTAAGGCGGACAGGCCGATCGATGCCTGGTCTTTGAATTCAACCAGATACCTGGTGGCCGCCTCACGCCAGGTTCGCACCTGGCGCACGCCGTAGACCTTTTCCTGCCTTAGCTTTTCCAGCCGGTGGATCAGGTACTGCTCCGCCTCCTGCCTTTCGCTTGTTCCAGTGCTTTCCTGAAGTCGGTGACCTCTGACGACCTTGTCGATATGCCAGATTCCATTTCTCTCGTAGAGACCGGAGATCGTTTTTCGCGCCACTTATTACCTCCTTGGCGCCCACTGCGGGGCTGATTGTTGTCCTGATTCGCGGCTTTTTCAATTGCCATGGACTCGACGTAAGCGTCTGCCCACTGGTCGAGCTCAATCCGGTCGAATCCAACGCCCTGTTTGCCGATGGGGAATTCGCGGACGTTCGGCCTGACCGTTTTGTTGAATTCTTCCCGGCACATGCCGAGGTATCCGTAGGCCTCGCCGGCGCGGATAAAGCGCGGGAGGATGGGCGCAGCCTGTGCCGCGCTTCGATTTGCCATAGGTGGTGCTCCACGCCGCCGGCGGCGGCAGAAGGTGTTAATGAATGGTCACGCTGTCCTGCCCGGCGGAGATCTGGCGGGCCAGTTCCTCGGTGCGGCGTGAGATGTACTGGATCTTTCCGCCGCAGTCGGCGACGGCCCACCAGAGTCCGGCGAACCGGTGTGGGCCCTTGATGATCTTGGTGATGGTCATGGCGCACTTCCTTGCCCTGGTGGGCGGTGCCGCGCGGGCGGCTATGGTTTGGTGATTTCTTTCCAGCCGCCGAGTCGATGCGTTTCGTGGTAGGTATCGACGCCACGGTGCTGGCCATGGCTGATGCGGCACACCTTGCACGTCCGTGAATTGCCGAAGTCTCCGTACTTCACCGCCTCGAAGCGAGACCAGCGATGGCCGACCGTCTTGCAAATAAGCATTCGTCCGGCCAGGACGATGAGGTTCCAGATTTTTGGGTAGTCGTAATGGAAGGCGTTGTGGATGTGGTTGAGCCGCATACCCATCCGCCAGCCGAGCGGCCGACTTTTGTCGCCTTTGCGCAGCGGTTCAGTGATGAGTCTTCCGATTTGTTTGAGCACGGGAATTCCTCGCCCGCCGTACACCGGCGGGCCATTGGTTAGTCATTCGGGTTTGGCCGGGAACCACTGGGTCTCATATTCGAACTGGGGAACCAGCTCGGCCTCGATGCGGGGGATTTCCTGTGCCATCTCGCGCGTCGTGCCGGTCCGGCTCGCAACGAAGTCGGCGGCGATCTCCAGGAAGTGCTTCTTGAAGATGCTGAGCAGGTGGTCGGCGGCCGCCTCGAACTGTTCCTCGCGGAAGCACCTGTCGATGATTCCGCCGCGGCACACCTGCCAGACAATGCGCTTCTTATCGGCCTCGACCACGCGGATCCTGTCGCGGATCAAGTCGCCGGCGGCGTGGAGCTGGCCGAGCGACATGGAGGCGATGAACTCGGGCGTGCTGATGCGCTGGGTGGTCTTGTCGTTGTTGTTCGCAGACATAGGGGTTCCTTGCCCGCCGGGCGCCGGCAGGCTGTTGAGTAGGGGGAGGGGTTAAGAGTTGTTCGTCTGCTGGCGTTTGCGCGCAGCGGCAACCAAGGCTTTCGAGGTGCTTGCCACGCCGCCGGCAACGTCCTCGGGAAGAATCGCGGTATTGCAGTGAGGGCAGAGAGGGGCCATCTTCGTGCTGCGCCAGGCTTCGTCCATCACCTTGGCTGCGCGACTGCGGATCTGGAATTTTTCCGCCTCGGCCAGTTCGGCGGCGCGGCGATTGATCCGGCCCGCTGCGGCGCTGAACTTCTCCACCAAGTGGAGAAAGGCGTCGAAAGCTTCGACCTCGGCCTCGCAATCGCTGCACCAGATGCGGCGCTCGTTGTGGTCGTAGACCATATTCCTGTGAGTGCAAGAGGTTCTAGGCCGGCGAGTTAGGCCCCGGGCAACCCGGATATCCTCGATCTGAACGACCTTGACTCCGTACAGGTAATCCTGCGGTTCGATAGGGGCATCACTCATGGCCTCCATTTCCTCCCCGCGCGAAATACCATCATCATGTTGTGATGGAGGGGCACCTTGAGAACGTGGTCAAAAAACTCACCCTTGCCAGAGATGAACCCAGTAGGCACCTTGCTTGGTGCTGACCCGAATTCTCGCCAGCATTCTTCGCCGCCGTTCTCGTCCCAGTAGGCGCGTTCGCGTTTTGGGATCTCATCGTAGGTTTTTTCGAACACGGAGGTATCCGGGATATCACAGATCCGGCGCCATGCTGGGTTGCGCTTGCACCAGTCGGCAGCATGCTGGGCAGCTTGGTCGGCTGAGTAAAACTCCCTTGTGGTTTGTTCGTTCATCGCCACGGCCCCTTGTAGACCAAGTAGGCCATGTAGATCGGGGCGCCTCCAGCGAGAACTGGAAGCAGGGCGGGGATCAGGATGAACATGGCGTCACCTCCTTCATGGCTGCATCGATTGCGGCGTCGATTGAGGCCTTCCCATCAGCGACATACACATCGCCGCCAAGGATTCGCTCAACGGCGCATGGTAGGTTGGTGATCCCGAATTTATCGCTCAGCCACCGATACCGCTCGGCGTCCTTGCGGTACGCTTCAATGGTCGTGTACTGCCTGTCGGCTTCTCGTGTGAGCGAATCAACTTCTGCCTTGAGCTGGTCGCGCTCAACAGCCGAGGTATGTAGGTCATCGCAAAAACCATGCGCCACGTCCTTAAGGCGCTTGATTTCCGCCGCCATTGCCCCGAGCGAGCCATGGCACTCGGCCAACAGGTTGTTGGCATCATTGAGGTTCATTGCGCCGCGCTGGCAGCGCTTTTGAAGGTTTTCGTAATCGTTCATCCGATCACCGCCTTAATGGCCAGGGCCAATGGAAGCCAGAAGAAGAGGGTGCAGCCGGCCATGCATTTGAGGATCATGGCTGCACCTTTTCGAAGTAGAAGACCACCGGCGCGCCTGTCTCGGCGATCAGGCCGTACGACTTGGCTAGCCGGTAGATTGGGTGGTAGCTGTTGAGGCTGTTGACGTGGCCGGCGATCCAATCCCGCCAGCCTTCCAGTGTCTGTCGGCCCTTGCTGATGTTGCATTGCGCGCAGGCTGGCATCATGTTGCCGAGGTTATGGTTGTTGATCTGCTCGGCGACACGTTCATCAGCGACCCGGATAACTGGTTCCAGGTGATCGGCGTGCCAACGATCGCCCAGTAGCGCGCCGCAGTAGGCGCAATGGCCGCCGTATTTCAGGCGAACTTGCTCGCGGTCAGCTTTCTTCAATCGCATGGCTTGCCCTCGCTGCGGCGACCTCGTCGATGAGCGACTGCGGAAGGCGGGCGGCGAAGTTGCCCTGCGACCACGACAGCGGCTCGGACTGACGGATCATCTCGTTCAGCAGTTCGAACGCCGCGAAAAGTTGCTGATCGCGGATTTCGCCATCCTCTGGTAGGTCGTCAACAAATACGTCGGACGGGTCGATTTCGCTCGGCATATTCGGTTCGCAGATACAGAGCTGCAGGTCGGCCAGATCGATTTCGCTCTCGACCAGGTAATCGCGCAGATCGTCTTCATCAAAGAAGTACCGATCGCCATCGAAGATAACCATAGGTTCGCCGGCCCATTCCTTGACCGGCATAGCTGCGAATTTCGCCATCCGGCTCTCGTCGTGGCACTGACCACAGTAGCTCCGGACTTCGTGGATGGGATGTTCCGGGTTTTTCTCGCAACGGCGATGTGTGGCGCCGCACCAACGGGCCATGTGTTCATCGTTGCCCCAGAAGCGGCCATCAGCGGAGACCCAGCCAGTCAAGGTCTGGATGCTGGCGGCTTCGGGTGATTCGTACATCACGACTTTTTCTTCAGGCATGACTTCGTCCTTGCCGCTATAGCGGCTGACTTTGAAGGGGGAGGGAATAGCTTGTATCGAACCGATCAGGTTGGTGACATACTCATTTCATAGGAATAGCGGCCCGTAGTTCCGAGCCAGTCCTTGCACAGTCGCGTGCTAAAAATGCATGAAAATGACGGATTCAGACTCAAAGCTCATCAATATTTGCTTGATTTGGATGCAACTACGAGTCATCTGATGATGCTGGTGATTGCAGCTGATACTTCAGGCACAAACTGGAGTGACGCTGTTGACCGCCAAAAATCGGCATATGAAGCGTGGGTCTCCATTCTTTCTGTTATCGAAACAGATCCAATGCCAGCGCTGGATGGTCGATCGACGAGGGGGACGCCGCCAGCCGCTGAGTAGCGGGAATTAGCTCAAATCAATTCGTCGTACGGGCTAGGAGTGATCTGCTTGAGGATCCTGCGGCCAATCCGGCGAACGCAGGGCACGGCCTTGCTGTTGCCGATCGCCTTGTAGCGCGGGCCGTCCGGGCATTCGCTGGCAGGCCGGGGAAGGCTTCGATCTCGGCGAACCAGTTGGCGCGCATGCCGAGCGGCTTCCAGGCTAGCGTCGCGGCCTCGATCCCTGAACAGACCTAGCCGTAAGTTATTTCCATGGGCGCACTCATCCTTTGCCGCTATAGCGGCTGACTTTGAAGGGGGAGGGAATTAAGGCTTGGCGTGAATTTCGAGGAGGTGTTCGACTTGGTTGGACATCTGGCCGCCGTCTTGCGCAGCCTCGACCAGTTCAATCGCCCATTCCTCCAGCCAATTGCGCGGGACGCCGATAATCTGCGCGCCCGGAGAATCTGGGCAGTCCAGCGGCCACGCCCGGAGAACCTTGTCTCCTTTGAATGTCAGCAGGGGCTCACCGGTTTCTTTGTCAGTCCACTTGCCGTCGGCGTCGAGCATGGCGAACGTCAGCACAACATCACGTTCGCCGTCCCAGTTGTCGATGTGCCGAACAGCGTAGAGACCTGGCTTATAGGCAGGTGGCTCACGCTGCCCGCGCTCCAGCTCTGCGATCCGCGCCGCCTGCTGGGCGATGGCGGCTTGCAGGTCGGCGACTTCGGGCTGGTCTAAATAGAGTGACCGTATTTCCCTCATGATCCCGAATCGGTTGTACTTGCCCACTTCATGCGAGTGCATGGCCAACTCTATTGCGCTGCACTCCCGCCACTCCGTCCATACGGATTCAGGTCTGTCCGTCCGACTTCTGATTTGCCATGCAACCGGTTCGACGCTCTGCTGGCTGGGTGACTTTACACGTCGATTCCAGTCGTCAGCCTTGAGGTGAGCACTACACGACCGGCATTCGACGCATGGCATCGGGCTCATGTCGTCATGGACGTAGTGATCATGAGTGCCATATGGCTCGCCACCGCAGAACGGACACGGCAACAGCGACACGCCGTCAATCGTTGGGTTGTTGGTCATGGCTTGTACTCCAGTCCGCATTTCGTGCAGTGCTTTACGAACGGAATGAATTCGTGCGTGCATCCCCCGCCTTGTTGGTTGATGGTTGCAGGCGATGCGGTGGGGTTTTCCGGCGATTCACCGCACAGCCCCAGAATCCACTCCACCCATTCCTTGCGCTGGCCGTACTGGGGTTGATCGTCTCCAGGGACGTGCACCTCGTGATGCTTGGCGTGGTTGATCGACCGAACGGCGCTGATCAGTTCGTCGAGACGCTGGTCCGCTGCGTTCAGGCGCTGCTGGAGGGCGTCACGCTCGGCGGTGACTCGATCAAAGTCCGAGGCGCGAACACAGAAGATGTTGGATGCCTCATGGCACCAGAAGCGTTGAATGTCGCTCATCCTGCAATCTCCATCAATACCAGTTCATGGGCAGGTGTCACCTGCATGCCGAGCTCGCGGGCGATGTGCACTTCGAGCCGGGCGCCCTTGGATTTCTCCCAGCCCGGCAGCACGGCCACCTGGCCGCACAGGCCAAGGCGCGTCAGGTCGTAGGCCATGTAGTCGGCCCAGTCGGCACCCTGGACGATGCCATGCTCTGCCGGGTTCTCGACGACGTAGCCGCGGGCCCGGAGTTTTGCGGCCATGGCGTTGAAGGCGGGGAAGTTGAAGTCCTCGAAGCCGGTCATGGGGCCGGCCAGGTAGATCCGGTTGGCGCGGGAGGCAGCCGGCGTGACGCTGCCCTTGGCCGCCTGCATGCCGCGATCCAGACCCATTGCGTAGGCCGAGTCTTGGAACACAATCAGATCCTCGGAGAATCGGTCGATCTTGTCGACGTAGCGCTGGTGCAAGCGCTCGATCGCGTGCTGGTCATCTGGATGGTTGCGGTTTTCTGTGGGCATGGGGCGTCCTATCCGGGGCATGCCCGGGCGGTGGAAGGGGGAGAAAGTTTGAAGCCCCAGATAATGGTAGAGAGCCAACGTCTCTCTCATTTTTGGAGACTTCACTCAATGAAACGCTACATTCTTGGAATTCAACTGATGGAAGCTCTGTTCGGCTTGGCCGCGTCCGTCCTGACGGTGATCGATATGCTCAACCATATGGGCTTGGTTTGATCTGCTTGAGGATCCTGCGGCCAATCCAGCGAACGCATGGCACGGCCTTGCTGTTGCCGATCGCCTTGTAGCGCGGGCCGTCCGGGCATTCGCTGGCGGGCTTGCCGCGCCACGGGATCAGCGTGTAATCGTCGGGCATCCCCTGGAGGCGTTCCCATTCGATCACGCTTGTTCGGCGGATTCCTTCTGGTTCCAGTACATATGCCTCTCTGTCATCGAGAGAGCCTCCCCCTTGAGCCGTGAGAGTAGGATGAACCGGGAGCTTCTCAGCCCATCCCGGCGCCCGATCCCTGCGAGTGCCTTCTCGCTCAAAAAGTACCTCGGCGGGATCGAATCCGCCTCGAGCACTTGCGACAACGAACACACGGCGGCGTCGTTGGGCCAGGCCGAAATATTGGGCGTCCAGGATCCGCCACGCGATTGCTCTTTTGGATCCATACACACAACCAGCGTCCGGCCATTTCTTCCCTGAAGGCTGCAGTTCGCAGTCTTCCCCAGCAAGCGCGCCAAGAAAGCATCCGAAGGCGTTGCCCTTGTCGCTGAGGACGCCGGGGACGTTTTCCCAGACGATGACGCTGGCGGGCTTTCGCTGGCCTGCTCGAACATAGTCAACTGCATCTGCAAGCTCCACGTATTTGATGGTGAGGGCGCCGCGCGGGTCGGTGAGGCCCTCGCGCATGCCGGCGACCGAGAAGGCCTGGCACGGGGTGCCGCCGACGAGGATGTCCGGCGCCGCGATCTTGCCCGACAGCACCTGGGCGCCGAGCTTGGTCATGTCGCCGAGGTTCGGCGTGTTCGGGTAGTGGTGGGCCAGCACTGCGCTGGGGAAGGCTTCGATCTCGGCGAACCAGGTGGCGCGCATGCCGAGCGGCTTCCAGGCGAGCGTCGCGGCCTCGATCCCTGAGCAGACCGAACCGTAGGTGATTTCCATGCGGGATCCTCGCCGGCTGGCGTGATTCGTAGATATGGGGAGGGCGCTGGCGGGCAGCGCCGGAGGTTCAGGCGGCGGCGTCTTCAGCCGCAGACTTTGGCTGGTAGACCAGAGTGCCGTCGAGGATGGCGGCCTTGATCGCCTCGAATTCCCAGGCGTAGTAGTGCGACTCGACGTAGACCCGCAACTCGGGGTAGTCGTGCTGCTTCCGGCGAATGAAGGCCTCGGCCGCTTCCTTGGTGAAGTGGCTGTTCACGATTTCCCAGCGCTTGTTCCAGCCGGTGACGGTGTGGTCGTCGAGTTCGGCCAGGAACTCCCACTGGTCATCCGTATCCAGGTCGAGGAAATCACACTCGTGGTAGGCCTGAACGGACTCGTTGATTTCCTGCTGCTCTTCCTCGTCGAGGTCATTCCAGTAATCCACTGGACTGAACCAACTCCTGTCATCCAAACAGACTACCAAGCCCTCGGCGTAGTCGGCCCCATAGCCGTAGTCGATGCGCTTCTGCTGCACGGTGAACAGCGCGCATGAAGTGTGGTGCCACTTCACGCCCTGGCCGTTGCAGTGGTGACGAAGGCGGGTAACGAAGTCCGACCAGGTGTCGGCTGTCATCGGGTGGCCAGTTGCCAGGCTCGAACTGGATTCTGTATCGATCATGGCTTTCTCCATGCATGCGCCGCCCTTGGTGGCGGCACGTGATTGATGTCAGGCGCCTGCGCGATTGAGCTGCTCTACAAGTTGGGTCGGCAAGCCGCGCAGCGTTAGCGTGCCACCGGCCGGATCGAATTCGATCTTCGAGCCGAGCAGGTGCTGCTCGAAGCTGATCGACAATCCCTCGGCCCGGCCGGTGAATCGCCGGAATTTGTTGAGGGTCTTCTTGTCCGGCGGAAGAGTGTCGGACAGCCCGTAGTCGGAAGACTTGATGAAGTCAACGAATGCCTTCGGCTGATCCTCGTTGATCAGCTCGGACAGTTCGTCGAGGGTGATCGGCTCGCCAAGCTTGGCCTGGGCCATTGAGTAGCTGACGAGGGTCTGCGTCTTCTCGCGAGCGGAATCTTCCGGCAGGTCTTCGCTCTCCACGAAGTCACTGAACGCCTTGAGCAGAGTGCGGGTTTCCCCGGGGCCGTCGACGCCTTCCTGACAGCCGATGAAGTCGCGGAAGTAGTCGTTGAGCTTTCGACCCTGTTTTCCCTTGATGTACGAGATGTACTGCTTCGACTGCGGGTTGTTCTGCCATTCGCTGATGTTGATGCGCGCGGCTAGGCGGATGTGATCCAGATCCAGACGCTTAACCGTCATCAGGCTGAGTTCTTCCGTCATGGTCACCGCTTCTGTTTCTTGCACCAGGGCAATGATCAGGTAGTCAGTGAGGCCTTGCCGGTAATGGCAGAAGAGGGCGTGGCCGCCCGTGGTCAGGTTCGACTCTTCCATCAGCCGGGTCAGGTGCTCGACGGAGATGATGCTGAAGTCGAGGAAGTCCGATCCGCCGGCCAGGTATTTGGCGAGCCAACCGCTGAGTGGGAACGCTCCAGATTCAGCGTGGAACAACCCCCAGCCTTTGCCGGTGGTGGCGTTGTAGCTTTCATTGAACTGGTTCACCAGGTCGTCGCGCGCCTGGCTCTCGACCTGCTCGGCGCCGCCGAGGAACAGAACTGCCGGCGAGCCGTCGGGCTTTTTGTCGATCTTGTGAATCACGCTGTGGAGAACAGGCATTGCGATTACCTCGGGTAGGCGCCGCCCTCCGTGACCGGTGGTGGCAATTTGGTTTTGGTTGGGGTATTAAGGGTGACCAGCATGGAGCCGGCAGGACTTAACAATGTATCAAACTCAGTATTGGAAAGAGCTGCAAGAGCTGAGAGTTCATGCTTACTATCTTGAGCTCTATCAAATAGAGTGCGAACAAATAGAGCGCGGCATCAGCATTTTTCTTGCTATTGCGTCATCTGCGAGTATTGGTGCTTGGGCAATTTGGAAAAACGCCGCTATGGTTTGGGGTGGAATAATCGCCGCCAGCCAAGTTCTATCTGTCGTTTATCAGTTTCTTCCATTCAAAGCGAGAATAAAGCCTTTAGGCGTCGCGGCAATTGAGCTTTTCATGCTAGCAGATGATGCAGAGCATGACTGGTTCGCGGTTTCTGAGGGGGAGCTAACAGAAAGGGAGATACATGAGAAAAGAATGGCATTACGTCGGAAGAAATCTTCAATTATGAAGGCTGCTTTTCCCGGTGGGACGTTACCCGCTAACATGAAACTGCTTAGTAAGGCAGAAGAAAAAAGTGCTTCCTACTTCAATAACTACTACGCGGAAAGTTGATATGAGCAAAGACAAAAAGCCGACACCTGGTGATGATAAAGCGAAACGCGTTCCAACATTTGATCACGCGTTGCCGCCAATCAAAAACACTACCCCTATGCCAAAAGTGAAGCCACCAAAACAGGAAAAGTAGCTTATTTGGAATGGTCAAGGCTCAAGGATTTCGTCTTCAGGCTCTGGCGGATCGTCCGCTAGCGACTTCATTCCGGCGGCCTTGATCATTCGCGACACCTTTTCAGTAACAACAAAAGGTGTCGTGACACATCGAAGCATCTTGGCCTGAGTTTCGAAGTCGGCTGCGATCAGGTTCATCAGCAGCCGCTGGTGGATGTCCTGCTGGTTGTTGATGCCGTGGGCCTTCATGACTGCCTTCAGGTCAGGCTTGAACACGCCGGCGACCTCAACCGTAAACTTCTCGACGCCCAAAGCAGCGTCCTTTGCTGCAGTCTTCTCGCGCTTTTTCTTCTGCTTGATGGCTTCCTTTGTCGGCTCCTGAACTTCGGCCATGGCCTACCTCTTCGATTCCGCTGGCGGGCATGTCCAGCCAGGATTGCCGGCGGCGGGCGCCGGCCAGTTTGTTGATCCGCCTCATGCGGCCCTCTGCTGATTCCACACGCCGACGGCATCGAACACCCGGGCGGCCTGCTCTTCAGTCAGCGACACTTCGGCGGGGATGGCGATCCAGCCCGAGGCGACCCGGTGGTTCGGGTTCGACTCGGCGATGAGATCCTTGTAGGTGTCCTCGATCACGTCCTCGAGGTGCGCGGCGAGGTAGTTGCCCTGGGGCGCGACCTCCACCGACTTGGTGTAGCGGTGCCCGCGCTGATCGCGGCACTGGACGCAGAGGTAGATCGTCCAGCGGTGCGGGATGTCGCACACCGCGTTGGCGATCTGCTGGCCGGGCGGGATGTTCTTGCAGTTCACCCAGTTGACCATGCCCTGGCGCCCGCTGGGGTCGATGTTCACCACGGCGACGTGGTTGGTGCTGAGCAGCGCCCGGCAAGAGCGTTCCAGCCGGGCGCGCATGTTGTGCGGCTTGCGCTTGCTCATAGTGAGTCCGCCATTTTTCGAATGGCGCCGCGGTCGGCCGGCGACAATTTCTTGCGCCGGCGCTTCAGCACCGTTTCTGGGTCGATGTTCTGGGAGCGGGGCCGCAGCTGGGTGCGCGTCTGGCTCTTCAGTTGCTTGATGCGGCCGCCGGCGGCGAGGAACTGGGCGACCTGGTCGGAGATCGCCTCTGCACTTTCCCGGTGCTGCTCGACCAGGTTGAGGTGGTTGCTGATCATGCCGCCACCTGCACCAGCTTCACACCGGCCATGCTGAACCTGGAGCCCTGTTCGGTGACCATCGCGTCGAGCGCTTCCCAGTTGACCATCAGCACCGAGATGGGAGCCTGGCCGTAAGCCACGGCCTTGATCAGGGAGCCCAGATCAAACACCTCGGCCTGCAAAGCTGTAGGCAGCGCAGTGCTGGGCGCCGGCTTGGCGGAAGGCTGAACAGGCGCAGCTGCTTTGATCAACGCCTGAACGTCGGCCGGGGCCGGTTCGGCTGGCGCCTTGGCCTTCGCCTCGTCCTCGATGCGCTTCAGCTCCTGCTGGCGGATCTGCTCGCGCTGGGCCTCGGCCTTCTTCTCTTCGGCCGCCTGGTGCTCCGAGATGCGCACCTTGATCAGCGTGACCAGGTCGTCATTGGCCTTCATGACCAGTTGCTGAACGTCGTTGAAAAGGAAGGCGTAGTCGGCGGCCAGTTCGGCGAGGCTGCGCAGGTTCAGTCGAATGCCGTCGGCGGTCTGGCTGGCGGCGATTTTCGCCCGGGCCAGTTCGGTGTCCACGGCATCCTGCAGGCTGGCGATCGTGCGCTTGTTCTTCATGGCTCCGGCGAAGTCAGCTTCCACCGCGGGAAGAATGACCCGGCCCAGGGTCTTGTTGATCGCTGCGACGTGATCCGCCAGCGAGTTCTCGGCCTTCTGCTTGATGTTGGCCTTCACCAGCAGTTCCTGGGCCTTCACCAGCTTGTCGACCTTCAGGCGCGTTTCGCGGGCGTGCCCGCTGATGCGATCCAGCGAAGCGAACAGCTCATCGATGGTCTGGGTCTGCGACAGCGCCTGCTTCTTGGCCGTGGCCACCGCGCTTTCGACGTCGCCGCACCACTTCACCGCCTTCTTGGCATCGGCGAAGTCTTGGTCGGTCACCAACGTGGTCTTGACCGAGTCGATGACCGCCAGCGCCGATTCCTCGAACACCTTGAGGTTGCTCGCGGTGACCATGCCGGTCAGCTCGATGCGCAGCGCTGGCAGCTCGTCCGGAGCCTTGCCGACGACGATTGATGGCGCCTCGGCCATTTCGAAGGTGGCCAGGTCGGCCTCGAATTGCTTCCAGCCTTCGACCAGTTGCGCGGCGCGGCCGGCGACTGGCCGGTATTCCATGTGCACGAAGTTGTCGGCGGTGCCGTCTGAGCAGACGAAGATCACGCGCTCTGCACCGCTCACCAGCAGTTGTTGTTCAAGCTGCCAGTAGTAGTGCGCTTCCAATTCACCGGCCTCCACCTGGGCAACCAGCGACGCGTTCCACAGCTTGTGCTCGAACAGTGTCTCGCCGAGCATCGTGGCGCCGTCCATGGAGGCCAGCAGTCCACCCTCTGTGCCGACAACAGGGTAGAGCTCTTCACCGATCATGGCCTCGACGATCGGCCGGGCCTTCGCCTCGGCGGCGTGCCCATCATCGAAAATCCGCTGCTGGGCCGGGGTGATCTCCGGCGCGATGCCGGTCTTCTTCAAGGTCAGCAGGTCGGTCCGGGTCTGGTACTTCGAGGTGCCCATCATGGCCGGGGCCTCGGAGGCGGTGAAGTTCTGGGCGCGGAGGGCATGCCATTCGGCAGATCCTTGGACTACGTTGTGAATTTTCATACCGGCTCACCTTCAATCGGCGCGAGGCCTTGGATGGTTTCGATCTGCTGATCGGTCAGGGTGTACTTGCTGGCGATGGTCGCAATGACCTTCTCGGGGGTGGATCTGCCCGCGTCGATTGCCGCCCGCCATTTCGGAAGGTTCTCGGCGAGCTTGTCGTCCGGGTAGTCGGGGAGCTCATCGGAAGAGGTCTCCGCACGAGGTGAAACGTCGCGGACGGTTGGCACGCTCTCTTCAAGCTCGTCCGGGCTATACACGCCAAGGATCACGTCTGGACAGTAGAGGCGCGACCAACGCTTGGTGGCCAGGTACGCAAGCTGCTGGCGAGGGTCGTCCGCCCAGAGAGTGCTGTTCCGGGTTCTGGCTTGAGCCAGGAGCAGTTCGAGAGTCCGTGGCTCGTCTTCCCCGCGGAAGGTTGCCCAGACCTTCACGCCGAGGCCTTCCTCATCCTCCAGCTTCCACCCTGGAACGCGGTATTCGCCTCTATCGCCGTTCTTGATGGTGAACTGACCGATCACCTTCTCCCAGGCTCCGAACCACTCGTAGTGCAGTCGATCCACCACCGGCGCGCAGGTGGTGATCACCGCGTTGACCAGTTGCGCTTCGTAACCCAGGACACCGTTTACCAGGTGCGTTTTCTGCGCCACGGCGAACGGGTTCATCTTCCACTGCATCGATTGCATGACGACGGCTAGGCAGTCGGCCGGGTTGCCGTTGAAGTGTTTCGGCAGTGTGGCGCGTCCGGTGGCCATGACTTCTGCCAGGCGCATCATCTTGTCGAGGCTGTCGCCATCCAAGACAAGGGCGCTGGTGCTGGTCGCTGTGTGTGGCAGGACATGAAGGTTTCGTTCGTGCGCCACTGGCGCCACGCTATGAGCAGACATGACAGATCCTTGCCGCGCCGAGCGCAGCGATTGAATGCTTGGTTCAGGAGGTGACGCGGTCGGCGAGGGCGCTGAGCAGCATCAGGAAGGTGATCACGGAGAGGGCGGAGAATGAGCCCCGCCAGATCAGGACGCGGCGCAGCCATTGCCTGGAGGTCACCGGAACACCCGATAGGTGATTGAGTGCGGCACCTGGCAGACGCCAGACGAGTCGCGCACCACGCTGTAGGCAGCCAGCGCGACGACGAGGAGGGCGGCCAGGGCCCAGTACGTGAGCTTCATGGCCGAACCCGCACGGCGATCCGACGGCCTTGCATTGTCGCCGTCAGGCGCTGCGGAAGGTCTGCGACCAGATCCTCGCGCTTGCGGCCGATCACCTCGTTGAAGGGCAGGCCGAAGCCCAGGATCGCGATCTTGCGCTCGATGTCTTCGATCTGCTCGTCGATCAGGGTTTTTACGGGTGCCGTGCTCATGCTGCCTCCTTGCGCTGCTGGCAGATGCCACGCAGGCGTTTGCAGTAGTGGTTGAACTCGTCGGTGGTGATGGCGCCGTCGGTGAAGAGGCGGGTGATGAGGCCCTGAACCAGCAGGCTGACCTCGTCGTCTCCCGGCGACGTGGCTACGCCTTCGAGCGCCTGGTCGATCAGGATGTGCGGGCTCACAACTCGCCCTCCACGTCGTCCTCAGCCGCTTCTCGCTCTGCGATAACGGCATTGGCGGCATGCGGGCGCAGGAAGTCGGCGGCGATCGCCTCAAGCTGCGTCACCGGGCTGTCTGTGCCCAACAGGTGTTTGGCGTGCGTCATCGCCTCGGACGGACTGCCGACCACTACCGCCAGCACCAGGCTGGCGAACGAGTCGCGGTCGTCCAGGCCGTCGATCTGCCGCTGGTTGAGGTGCAACTGCAGGTGTTCAGCGTACTGCGCCGTGGTCACCTTCTGCTCCGGGCCGGAACGGCGCTTCCACGACACGTCGGTGCCGCACACCAGCTGCTCAGCGGCGCCTTCCAGCCATTCACGCTCTTCGTCCGTCTCGCTCACCGCCGGCGGCAGTTGTGCGTCGTGGGTGGCCTGACAGAGTTTCAGTGCTGCGTTCATGGTTGCGTCCTCGCTGCCTGCGCTCGGTAACGGCGCATGAGACCGTCAGTGAGGCGCTTGATTATTCGTGGGTAGCGGTCAGGGTGATGTAGGCGGCACGGCAAATCCTCGCGGCCCCACATCTCGTGATCGCAGTAGTCGCACTCGCAATGCTTGCGGAGCAGGGCAGAGGCTTCGGCCCGGCACGCGGCGCGCAGGGTGAACCAACGCCGGCCGCCGCCGCGGAACACTTCGGCGTTCTCTGTCGTGACGTTCATGGTCGCCTCCAAGTCGGCGTTACTGGGCGTTACTGGGCGTTCTGCTGTTCTTGCTTGATCTGCCTGGCCTTGATGGCGCAGTTGGCGTGCTGCACTCGCCAGCCGCCGGCGTGGCGCTCAAAGTGGCCATGGCCTACCTCAACGCGCGTGTTGCAGCGGTAGCAGGTGCCCGGGTGTTTGTTGCGCATGGCGCCTCCTGGGCGGTGGGGTTAATCGGCAGGTGGCGCCGGGAGTGGCTGCCAGTGGGTTGGCTTGATCTTGTGTCCCCAGCCTGGGTGGACGTACCAGACATCGTCATAATCATGGCTTGCCTGTGATGCGCAGCGTTTTTTGGTGGCAAAGCTCAGCAGCGGTGATCGTCTTCATTTCAAGAGCGTTCACGAAGCAGGCCAGAACTTTTTCGTTGTAGGCAGGCAGTCTGTCGCTGCACTTGATCCACTCGCTCATGCTGCCTCCGGCCAATGGCGCTCAATGCTCTCTTTGGCGTAAATGGACAGGCACTCGTAACTGTTCACGCCACCGCATCCGGGCATCGTTCCTTCCTGCTCGACACAGGCCCGGATGTCGCAGCGGCGCGAGCAAACCCAGCCGCCGTAGTGGCATTTGTGGACTTCGCCTTTCGGGTCTTGGTGATAGGCGAGGCCGCCTTTCCACGATGGCGAGCCGCGCAGCTTCAGCCCGCAGCCACGGCAGACTGCTTGGGTATCGGTACAGTGGTGCATGGCGACCTCCAGTGTTTGGTGTTAGGCGGTAGCCTTGCTGATCAGGTCTTTCGTTTCGATGAGTAGCTGAGCCTTCTCGTTTTCGAAGCGATCTGGGTGCCATTCGCCATCAAGTGCCAGCCAACGCATGGCCAGGCTCAAAAGATCCGGCGCTGCTGCGATCAGCTTGGCGTTGGCTTCGCCTTCTGGAATCAGGTGGTTGTAGGAGGCGATCACGATGTCGCCGCCATCCGCAGTCACCTGGGCTTCGATTTGGTCTGCGTAGTTGTATCCGGACCAATACCCCCAAGGGCCTGGCGTATGCTTCGCTTGCATGACTGAATCCTCTGTGGTTGATCCAACAAAACTCGCAATGCACTCATCCGCTCCGCTGGTTGCCGTTGGGCGCGGAGGGGAGTGCATTCGGGATTGGTCGGGAGAAAGGTTGCCGGTTACGTCTCCGGCGCGGGCTTCACCGCCGTGGTGCTTGTTGCTGGCTTGATTACGCGCAAGCTACCCCGCGTTGATGCAGAAGGCCGGGCGCTACGTCCGGCTATCCTCATTGGGCCGACAAAGCCTTTCTCTCAGGTTCCGGCTATAGCCCCAGCAGGCATACCGGACGTTGCTCACAGCGGCTGGCATTACAGGCAGTTTTTCAGGTGGGCGCCTATCCGTTGCCCTGCGTGTCTGCTTTCCACGCCGCTTCCGCATCGGGGTGTGATCTGGCCGGGGCTCAACCGGCATTTGGCGGAAGGGGTAGCCCTGTAGGCGACCGGTTTGCACATCCGCTGCCCGAGGCTTGGCCTCAGATCACACCCCGATGCGCTCTCTTCGAGAGGATCGGGCAGTTAACGACAGGCTGTCGTGGCGCTGGTTGTCAAAGGACTACGTGGAGCATGTCTTTCAAGTTCCGCCGAGACTCGTCGCTGTCGAGGAAGCGGATCGCCCAAGGCATCAGCGTCTGAACCGTGCCATCAGCCATTTCGACGATCGCCACGCTGTAGTTGCCTATGCCGCTTTCGAAATCCTCGAACTCAACGCCCCAGCCGTGGAACGTTCCTTCGGCCGCTTCTTCGAGCCCTGTCCGGCGACCGCGATCGTCGCGCACCGCATTCATTGTCATAACTGGTCGCATCGTCTTGCCCTCCAGGGCGGTTGATTTCCCGTCAGCTCCTCGTGAGAAGAGCTGCCAGTGAAATCTGTTTTCTCCGCACCCGCTTGCCAGGTCATTCGCTCGGTTCGGTCAACACCTCGTCCGCCGTCGCAGTGGGCTGCGCGTGGGCAGGCTTTCGGGCCTGTCGGATCGCCGGTCGCCGGTAGAGGCAAGTGCGGTTTTGTTCATCGGTTTACTGACCTCCCACCGATAAAGCCGGGAGTGACCTAACCGGCTGGGCCGGGTAGTCGTTCATGGCGCTGGTTGTTAAAGAGCGGCGGGTCTTTTGAGGCCCTGTCCAAGTGCAAGTGGACTTGCATTTATAAAAGCATGCTGGTGTTTTGAATGCAAGCAAACTTGTATTTATTTTTAATACTGTATGCGCATCCAGTGGTCAGGAGTTGGGTATGAGCTGCCAAGAAAAGAGCCGGTCGCAGAGTGCGCGCCAAGTGATAACCGGTCTGGAGCGGCTATCGCTCAGGGTCTCATCGATGATCAATCACCCGGTAGCGCAGACTCAGCGGTGGGTGACGATCCATCGGCTGGACACTGATGGTGAGAGAGAGTGGGAGGAGGTGATGGGGCTGCTGGCAGAGACGGAGTGCATAGACATGACGTTCAACGACGACGAATCCGTGACACTCAGGTGGGAACCACAAATCGAAGAGGAGCGAGTCGCCGTGGTGGAAAATCTGTTTGAAGTAGCGATGGAGCAGACGGCTCCTTTTTGATAGGCGAAAAAAAGCCCGCTGTCGAAGCGGGCTTTTTGATTGAGCTTAAAAATTAGAGGCAGATGGTATTGGTACGACTTCAGACAGCACTTCGAAACCGTCAACAGACCGAGGCACCTTTGCCTTCAAGTGCTTGAAATTTGGCGAAATGCAAACCTTGATTGCGATGGGGTGCCCGGGGCGGAAAAACGTACCTATCGAAACTGCACGATCAGACGGGCCGTCCAGAGCTTCGAGTAGATGCTCCGTGGCTCTCATCAGATCCGCTGAACCGCTAAACATTATGTCCTCCTACGAGGGTTGCACCTAAGGCTTGGAGAATAGGCCTAATTGGTAAAATGAGCGACTTTGCTCCTCCAGGCGCAGATGAGTCATTGCCGCCAGCGAAGACCAGACCAACCGCAGCAATAGCGCGTCCATGATCATCAACCTGCACGACAAGCGATCCGGAATCGCCCGAGAGAGAAAACTCTGCACCATTTCCATGGACGGTAAAAACATTGCCGAACCATATCGTTCCGCTAAACCCATAGGCTTGGGCGGCGTAACTTATACCATAGGGCCTAAGACTCCTACTCACTATCAGACCTTTGGTATGCCCAGTGGTTCTCCCCACTTTCTCGACCTTCATCCCCTCGACTGGATCCGCAATAGCCAGAGGAGTATCAAAGGCGGCACCTTGCATCGAGGATACGTCTGCAAGGTTTCGAATGATAAAGAGTGCGGCGTCCGTGTTGGAGGCGATGTCGACATTGCCGACAGAGCCCACGTGCATTTCAAGGGCGGTCGAGTGAAATCCAAGCGTAAAAGGAGGGATACCAGCAGGACTCACGTCAACCACTCCAGGCGCGAGTATTGGCGTTCCCGGTTGAACGTGGCTGCACAGCGCGCTCACATGATTGTTTGTTAGGCCATAGACATTTCCATCAGCCAGCCTAACGAGCGCGCCCAATGTGCCAGCCGAAGCATCGTTGCCCGGCGATATTGAGGAGCCGCATGCATAGTGCTGGAGACCGCCGGCAGTCTGATGAATTGAGAAAGTTGCGCCTTGGCTCTTCAGCAGGTCCTTTCCGACTGTTTCTATGACGCCTTGTGGGTAGGCTAATCCTTTTCTAAAAATCCCTTGAGGTAAGGACTTCAGGTCTTTTTGACTGATTTTTCTGACCGTATAAATAAAAACCGTATTAGTCGTCTCGTTATAAGAGATCGAGTCTATACCCTTGTGTCGCAGGATCTGTTCAGCGTCACCAGAAAATGGGATCGGCGCTACCGCTGCTAAATATGCGTCGTCCACATCCGGGGGTAACTGTGGCAGCAACCCTCTGGAAATGGCCCACTTGGCTACACCACTGGCTACTTGATAGGTGCTAGGTACCGGCGTCGCCGGCAATGGTGGAGGAGGTGGGGCTGGCACAAGCACAGGCGGAACAGGCGGCAAGTTGGTTGTCATAATTTACCCTGAACTACTTAAATGTTCAGAGGCGGTTATGAGGAGGCCTCCTGCCCCTAACTGCATAAAAACTACGTCTCTACAGCGGGAAGCTACACAAGATTAGCATTCCACACGAGAAGTACCCGAGCTTGGATGAATGTTTCATCCGCTCTAATCGTTTGTGGCGGGTGACGATCATTGTCGGAAATCATCTTGATCTGATCATCACCGATCCACTGGAGACGCTTGATGTAGAGATGACCTTCCCAGGAGAACATGTAGATCCCATCCCCCACGAATTCCCGGATGCTGATGTCGACCAGAAGCGGGTCGCGATGCTTGATCGTCGGCGCCATTGACTGGCCCCAACCGGTCACCATTTTCAGATGAAAATGCTCTTTGAACTCAACACCCATCTCCCGCAGATGCTGAGGGCTAACTCGGACATCCTGCAGTAACTCAGGATAGTCATGCGGGATCTGGCCACCGCCCATGGCTGCCCGGACGTCATAGTGCGCGATCCATACCTCATCACCCACAGCGCCAGGACGGTAGTAATCGACGTCAGCCGCATCCCCAAGCACTACGTACTGGGCAGCGTCCTTCACTGCATCAGCAATTTTCGTCCGAGCTTCATCGCTTAGGTTTTTCCCGTGCTTGGCCAGCATCGCGTTGACCAGGTCGGCGGAGGATTTTACCTCGGCAACCTCCGGGGCCTGAGTGCCACTCTTGCGCCGAGGCGGATCGCCTTTTCCTGACAAAAGCCAGTCGACCGTCGTGTCGTAGCCGTCAGCAAGCGCGATCAGGTTCTCGTTCTTGATGTTCTCGGTGTCGCCGGCGAACCACTGCCGCACGGCCTCATAACTGATCCCGCAAGTGGTGGCGATATCTCGCTTCACGCTCCGCACGCCAATGTCTGGCTTTCGAGCGAGGACAAGCTTTGTGATTCGTTCGGTCGTTTTCATCGGTGCAATCTACAAGAGTGCTTGTCAAGCATGCTTGTTTTGAATACACAAGCATGCTTGAATATAAGTAAGAGCAAAGGAGGTCGGTATGACCAAGTCGCAAGCAATCAAGCATTTCGGCTCCATCTCCGCGCTGGCCAAGGCCCTCAGCGTTACCTATGAGGCAGTCCGTCAGTGGGAGGTGGTGCCCGAGCTGCGCCAGTACCAAATCGAGCGAATCACCAAGGGCGCCTTGAAAGCCAGTCAACAAGACGCTGCGGCGTAGTCATACCGCCAACTTGATAGACGTTTTTCAATTTCTGAAGCCAGGAGCATCACAGCATGTACATGGATCCCAACCAAAAGCGCGCCATCCCGGTGAAGGTTCGATTCGAACCGGTGCTTGACCGGATTCTGCGCAAGGCCGCAACGAAGACCCGTATGCAGCACGCGACCTACCTGTACGAAATCATCGAGTGGGCTGTGGCCAATGGTGTGATCGAGGAGCTTATGCAGGACAAACAAGAAGATATCGCGGGCTGAAGGCCCTTTGGAGGGCCAAATGACCGTTGAACTCGGGAAGTTGTCGCCTCATGCGCGGCAGAAAGTAGAGGAGTTGATGCGCGCCAACGGTTGGAGCTTCAGCACAGCGATGAACGCAGTGTTCGAGTCTGCCGTGGTCGGCGGTGCGCTTTCAGTAGTCGGGCGAAGGAAAGCCACAGTGCTGAAGCTGGTGGCCCCAAAAAGGGCCTCAGGCAGGGACTCTTAAGGGTAATCCGGAGGGCCTCTGCCAAATTCGAGACGAAAAAAAGCCGGGATTGCAGCCCGGCTCTCTTACAACGCGTTGTGGAGCAAATCATGCACCATCAATCCCAATCTATCAATCCCCCAAGTCGTGTCGCGACACGTTTTTCTGATTCTGAAAACGTGTCGCGTACCACCATGTCCTCCCGTGAGATCGCCGACCTGGTCGGATCCCGTCACGATAAGGTCAAGCAATCCATCGAGCGCCTGGCCGCGCGTACCGATGCCAACGGCAAGCCAGTCATCGCTCTTCCCCCAATGGGGGAATACCTCGACAGCCTCGGCCGCAAGGCATCTGAGTATATGGTCTGCAAGCGCGACAGCTTCGTTGTCGTTGCCCAGCTCAGCCCGGAGTTCACCGCCGCCCTCGTGGATCGCTGGCAAGAGCTGGAAGGACAGATCTCCCAGCCCCGCGAGCTATCCCGCATGGATCTCATCCAGATCGCGTTCGAGGCCGAGCAGGCCCGCCTGCAGCTCGCAATCCAGGTCGAGGCCCAGGCCACGAAAATCCACTCCATGGAGAACCTGTTCAAGGAGGGGATGACCCCGGCCCAGTTCTGCAAGGGCCTCAATGGGGTCAACGTCATGCAGGTCAACAAGTACCTCGAGGGCCGCAACTGGCTCTACAACGAGAGCAAGAGCGGCCTGCGCTTCCGTGTGGCGTCCTACGCCCGCGACAAGTACATGACCGAGCACCAGCAGGAGATCACCCCGCACGGCCGGGAACCCTTCATCAGCTACACCCCTGTGCTGCTGCGCAAGGGAGCTGTGCGCCTGTACGACCTCTACCTCGCCGGCGAGCTGCCCATGAAGAGGACCTGGGACAGCCTGTTCACCCACGACAAAGCACTCAAGGGGGCCGCGTGATGGCTCGTATCCGTACTGTGAAGCCTGAGTTCTGGTCGAGCGAGCAGGTGATGTCCTGCCGCCCCCTGGCTCGGCTGCTGTTCATTGGTCTCTGGAATTTCTGCGACGACGGCGGCAACCACCCTCTGGCGCCGCGCACCATCAAGGCTCTGGTCTTCCCGGGCGACGACATCACCGCCGACGAGGTGAGTGGATTGCTCGGCGAACTGGAGGGTGCCGGCCTGATCCAGAGCTACTGGGTCGACGGCAAGAACTACTTCCACGTGCGCGGCTGGAAGCACCAGAAGATCGAGAAGAAGAACTTCAAATACCCTGGTCCGCCATCCGAATTCGACGACCAGTCGGCGAATGATATCCAACCAGTCGTCGAGGAGTCGTCGACTGGTAGCCGACCGCTCGACCCCGTAAGGGAAGGGAAGGGAATAGGAGAAGATCAACACAACACTCAACGCGCAGGCGAGGAAAATTCGGCCGACCCAAAGTCTCCAACCGAGATGACCCTTGACTGGGTTCCCGACGAGAGACTGCTGAAGGCCTACGCGACGCGCATGGCGATCCCCATCGACGCTTTCACCAGCGAAGCCACGGCAGCCTTCGTCTGCCACTACTCGGCCTCTGGCCGCTTCGAGACGCAGGCGTCCTGGGTGAGTCTCCTGGTGAAGTGGGTGAAGCGCGACCGAGCTTCGGAAAGCAATGTTCACCCATTCCCGCAGCGACGAACGCCTTCCGAGCCTGACTTCGACAGCACCGAGTGGGCACGCGACCTTGTGGTGAGCCCATGAAGCCGGCCCACCAACTGATGGCGACCATGGGCAACCTTCCGCCAGTCAATAACGTCCAGCCGGTGCAAGTGACTCCGCAGACGGCCGAAGTGGTGAACGACCTGTTCCGTCGCCTGCGTGGGATCTTCCCGGCTTGGCGCCAGGCCTGGCCATCCACCGAAGCGTTGGACGCTGCCAAGGCTGAATGGATCAAGGAATTCGCCGATTCCGGCATCCGCTCCTTGGAGCAGATCGAGTTCGGTATCCAGAAGTGCCGCAAGCTCAAGAAGCCTTTCGCGCCGAGCGTTGGTGAGTTCATCGCCATGTGCGCGCCCAGCCCGGAAGACTTCGGCATGCCCATGCCGGCCGATGCCTGGCTTGAGGCGCTGATGGGCACCTACAGCCATGAGGCCGTGAAGCTCGCGGCGGAGGCTACCGGCCTGTTCGACCTGCGCGCGGCAAAGCAGGAAGACAAGGGGCTGCGCGCCAGGTTCGACCGCAACTACGAGGTCATCCTGCGTCGAGCCCAGGCGGGCCAACCCATTGACGGCAAGATCGCCACAGGCATCGGCCACGACAGTCAGAAGAGCGAACTGGAGCTCGCCGAGGAATTCGCCAGCCAGCGCCAAGCACGGCTGCTGGCGACTCAGGGCGTCCCAACCACTGGCGCCGCAGCTCGGGCGCAACTGCTGGCCAAGTTCGGCAGGAAGGACACGGAGAAACGGACATGACCGACTACACCGGACTCAAGCGGCTGTGCGCTGCTTTGATTTCAGCGAACGAAGCCTATCTGGATGACAGCTGTAGCCTTGAAAATCAGGAGCGGTTCCATGCAGCTGATGATGCACTTCAAGACGCGCTCCCTCCTGAGGTTGTGCTGGCCATCATTGCAGAGAACGAGCTCTTGCGTGAATCCCCGGGCATGGGGGCTATTCGCTCGCTGCGCGGCGATTGCGCTGACCTGATGGCCGAGTGCGACCGGCTCAAGGCCGAGAACGAGGCGCTGCGCCTTCGTTGCCATCGACTGGACGAGGACAAGCAGTCCATGGCCGAAACCCACGTTCTCTACACCTGGCTTCGCAAGAAGTGCCATCAGCCGAGCAATGACATTGTCGCCGTGCAGATGAACATCGGTCACGACTGGGTGCCGGTACATGACCTGGACCGAGACCTACGGACAATGATCGATCGGGAGGAGCCATGACCGACAAGATCAGCGTCAACTGCCAGGCCAAGCTCTCCGAGGCAATCACCAGGCTCAGCGCGATGTTCCGCGACAAGAAGTTCGTCGTGGTGTCGCTGCGCCCGGGCAAGGATCGCACGCTCGACCAGAACCGTCTCTGGTTCGCGATGTACAAGCGCATCGCCGAGATGACCCAGATCGGCGACGAGGCCGACGCCCGCAGGTACTGCAAGCTCCACATCGGCGTGCAGATCCTGCTGAACGAGGACGCCGGGTTCCAGGCCGACTGGTACAGGGTCATGCGTCACCTGCCGTACGAGACGAAGCTGGCCATGATGGGCGGGTGCCACCTGTTCGGCCCGGACGGCTTCCCGGTGACCAGCCTGTTCAACCGCGCCCAGGGCGTGGCGTACACCGACCGCATCGTGGCGCGCTTCGCACCTGAGGGCGTGCACTTCGATGACCTGCTGAGCCAGGAGGCCGCATGACCATTGAACGGAAGCGGCCGCGCCCGAAGAAGTGCCGCGTGCCAACCTGCAGGGCCCCATTCGTTCCGCATGTGAGCTTCCAAACCTGGTGCTCTCCGGACTGCGCCGTAGTCATTGCCCGCGGCAAGATGGAGAAAAAGCGCAAGTCGCTGGAGAGCCTGGAGCGCCGAGAGATCAGAGTGCGCAAAAAGGCCCTGAAACGCCCATCCGACCACCTCAAGGATTCCGAGAAGGCGTTGCGCGACTACCGGCGCACCTACGAACTGAGCATTGGCAGTGGTTGTATGAGCTGCGGCGAGTCGCAGGAATCGATTCTGGCAACCCAGGGTTGGAAGACTGGCGGCGCGTTCGACGCCGGCCACTATCTTGGCAAGGGAGCCCGGCCTGAGCTGCGGCTGGTGCCAAACAACATCTGGTTGCAGTGCAAGAGCTGCAATGCAGGATCGTCCAAGTACGCCCGCAAGGGGCAGACGGTTTCGCAAGGCTTCCGAACCGGCCTGATCGCCCGCATTGGGCTGGAGGCTGTTGAAGCGCTCGAAGCTGACCACGAACCGCGCAAATACACCGTAGAGGAACTCAAGGCGATCACCGCCGAATACCGGGCCAAGACCCGAGAATTGAAAAAGGGGCAGGCAGCATGAATTACCACAACGTGATCTCAGCAGTAGTCCGGGCCTTGGCCGCCGAGACGATCAACAGTTCCGGCGGGTGCAGCGTCGAGCCACGGGTGCAGGCCAGCAAGCTTAAGGGCGAGATATCCGGGAAGGATGCCGCGCTGCTGGCCGACTGCATCGTGCACAAACTCCTGCACGCGCAGCTCGCCCCGCGGCACTGGAACGCCCTGGTGGCGAAGTACAGCACCCACAGAGGCCGAAAGATCGATTCGATCGGGCGCCTGGTCGCCGCTGTGAACAGCCCGGCGCCGCGCCGGTTCACCCAGCAGGCGGTGCTGACCTGGGCCGTTCCCCAGCAGTGCAAGGGTATTCAGCGAAAGGCTGTCCAGTTGAAGGCGCCAGACCTGCGAGAGAACGACAGGGATGGGCAGTGGGACTGGCGCAACAAGGCCGCTGCCGATGCTGTTGCCAGGGCGAACCGTCACGCCCGCGCCGTCGCAGAGGCGAAGCCAGGCGAGATGATCGTCCTTGCCGAGTCGAACTACGACATGACCACATGGGATTCGCAAGGGCTCACCGAGCGAACCTATCAGCGCTGGAGTAAGGCGGTTCGCGACGGCCTCGAGTCGATGGTGGACGAGGCACTGGTCGAGGCCCAGCACATGCTTGAAGCGGTTGGCGTGCTGTCAGGGGAGGCGGCCTAAAAAAAAGGCCCTCAAAGGGGCTTGCAATGTCATGTCGCCATGTCGCATTATTCACCCATCCTGTCATTCCTGCGCGTGTCGTGGAATGGTGACCGAGCATTAACATGCGGCTATGGCGCACAGGGTGGGTTGTTGATGGTGGTGGGCTTGGTAGCAGTATTTATTCTGTGGTTGTTCCAAGTACTCACTGATTCACCAAATGAAACGCAACAATTCGGACAAGAAGGGGAATGGCGTATGAAGAGGGCAATTTTTAAAGCGTCGGTAAATCTCGCGGCAAATGCATCGGCGGCCTACTACGTCAACAACCTGCCTGCCTTCACCATTGTGGCCTGCTGATCACAGTCAGAGGTCAGAAAAGAGCAACAACGTGCCACTTGTCCGGCACAACCAAACACAAAAACCCGCCAGTAAGTGCTGAGCGGGTTTTTTTATGCCTCGAATTTACCTGTAGCCAGGACAGCCCTCGGGAAGGCCTGGACGTCGATAGCCGGACAGTGCGACGTACGGAATCAACACCGGCAGCCCGCGCACCCTGTCCTCACAAATGCTGCAGGGTGGCGCGAGACCGGAACGGCGAGATCGATGCAGTGGGGTGTCGACGCCGTGAAGGGCTTTGGCGGACAGCGCGGAAAGGCGCGCGCACCTATTCAGGGCCTCGGCATTCGCCGGGGCCTTTTCGTTTCCATCATGCACACGGAGTCGAGCGCATGGAGTTATTGCAGCGCCTGCTCGACAAGATCGACAGGTTGGAATTGCTGATCGCAGGACTGGTCGGCGCTGTCGTCGCAAGCTGGTGGCACAAAGACGACCTGGCGGACTGGCGCGCCTGGCTGATCTTCCTGATCACCGGGATTGCCTGTTCGCTGTACCTGACCAGCATGGTCAGCGCCTACCTGGGCGTTACCGAGCCGAGGATTGTGGCCGGCATCGGCTTCCTGCTCGGCACCTTCGGCGGGTCGCTGCTCGCCGCCATCAACCGGGCCATCAAAGCCGCCGACCTCTGGGCGCTCATCCGCCAGCGGTTCGGGGGAGGCAACCCACCATGAACATCGAACTGATCAACTCCATCGCCTGCGGCTTGATTGCCTTGTGGGCGACCTGGTGTGTCCTCAGCGGTCGAGTGCGGGACGGGATTGTCGGCAAGCTGATCTATTCGGCGATCGCCATCAGCGGCTTCGTCGTGATGAGCCGTGACCAGAACATCTTCATGATGGGGCCGACCACGGCCGGGATCACGTTGCACGTCTCGCTGGCTCTGGCCGGCATGCGTCACATCTTCATGGTCATCTGGTGGCAACGGGTGAAAGCCTGGCTCTGCCGGACGCTGAACTGTGAACACTGCCTGCGCTGCGAGAAGGCGCCAGGCGGAATCGACCGGCGAGCCGAGTAAGGCGCGCCACTTAACCACCGCGCCAACCCATGGCGCACAGAAAGGGAATTCCCATGAACATCAACATAACCCAGATCCACTACAACGACATCAAGCTGAACCTGTCGGCCGATGACCTGAAGGCCGCGCTGGTCGCCAAGTACGGCGACGCGGCTTCGCAGATTCAGGGCCAGGACGTCGTCCTCATGGCCGCCGGCTACGACCAGTTCTTCCCCGAGTCGGGCGTGACGTTCACCTTCGCCCAGCCGCTAGAGGGGCACAACGGCTAAGCCGGTTCGCCCGTCTGCTGCATGAGTGGCCGGTGATGAGGGCATTCAACGGACTTGTGTGGCAGACAGCATTTAAGCTGACAGATCGGCTTGCTCGAGCTGCACGAGCTCCTTGTTCAGCTCCTGGCAGTGAGCTTCGGCTTGCGAGGCTTGCATGAAGTTCTGGTTCACTGCCTGACCGGTCCGGACGTCAACGACGCGGTAGTAGAAGCCGTTCAGCACACCATGGGCGGGTCGTTTCTGGACGATGAACATTTCTTCCATGATTTCGGCTCTTTCTGGACGGTTCCTTCACCTTAAACGCAGTTCGCCAATTTTCAAGCTGGATAGATGAGCGGGCGCCCAGCGATCTTGTGCGCTCGCTCATTTCCTGTGGAAGGCCGCACGCCATTCTGATGAGGCTGATGATTCGCCAGATCGCCGAGGAGTGGCTGCAGAAGGTAGCGACGCGACAGGTGCACCGCGGGTGAGTGCGGTAGGTTTCCTATTTTTTGAAGATCACGTTCGCACTTACGATTAACTGGTCATTGACCGTCACTTTGCAGTCTCGCCCAATCTCGGTCTTTTTATCTGTGCCGAGTACAGGGTTGCACTGAAGAAACACCTTCTTGCCCTGATAGTCACGAGTGACGCCGGCAGTTGTTGTGCTAGCAGGCTCTTTCATGAACTTTCGATTCCAGGGGCCAAAGTAGATCTCTGGCTCGCCGCCACCGAAGAAGCCCGACTCGGGGGTAGCGCAGATGGTGCCCTCCATCCTTTCACCATCAATGATGTTCGCGTCTGTGTAGCAAGAGATCAGACCTTTACCGGTCACCAGATCTGTCGGCCCTCTGTTGACCCATGTAGGCGCGGCTACGCATCCGGCCAGGGCAACTGTGGCAAGCGCGGACGCCAAGAGAGAAATGCTTTTTACACGGAGCATGGAATGAGTATCCCTACGTTTGAAAGGGCGCACTTAATAACGGCATTCAGCCATCATTTCAAGCGCGAGGTGCGTCATGAATCGGCCAATGCCCCCGGAGTCACTGCTTGAGCTGTCCGACCTATCCTGCTTCGGCATCCGCCTGACGCCGGCGCCTGATGTCTGGGAATGGCTCCAGGCGGAGATCCTTGCCGACACCGGCAGCATCCACAACGAAGAGCATGCCCATCTGATCGATGCGGACATTCGTGTGCTGTGGGCGTCTGCCGCCTTCACCAAGAAGGGGCGGACAGTTGTCGGCCAGGCTGAGCAGGTCGCGTTCCGCGCCGGCGGTTGGCAGAAGGCCCGGATGGAACAGCAGATGCGTGATTGGTTCGGCGACGTGCCGGCCTACATCATCACGCTGGCTGCTGACTACTGCGCCCAGTGTTCCGACGCTGACTTCTGCGCGCTGGTTGAGCACGAGCTGTATCACATCGCTCAGGCCAGAGATCAGTACGGCCAACCCAAGTTCACCCAGGAAGGACTGCCCAAGCTGGAGATGCGCGGACACGACGTTGAAGAGTTCGTCGGTGTCGTCCGCCGCTACGGCGCGAGCCCGGCTGTCCAGGAGCTGGTGGACGCTGCAAACAATCCTGCCGAGGTGGGGAAAATGAACATTGCGAGGGCCTGCGGAACCTGTCTGCTCAAGTCGGCCTGATTCTGGACAGGCCCAGGACGGATGAAAATCTATGGCAGCCCTTCAAAGCGACGTGAAGGCCTTTATCGTTCAGGCCTTGGCGTGCTTCGACACGCCTTCACAGGTTGTTGAGGCCGTCCAAAAGGAATATGGGATCGCGGTGACTCGCCAGCAGGTGGAGACGCACGACCCCACAAAGACATCAGGGAAGGGCCTGGCCAAGCGCTGGGTGACGATGTTCGAAGATACCCGGAAGCGGTTCCGCGAAGAGACGGCCGAGATCCCGATCGCCAACCGCGCTTTCCGGCTCCGCGCCATGAACCGGTTCGTGGAGAGGGCTGAGTCGATGAAGAACATCGGCCTGGCCATGCAGATCCTGGAGCAGGCTGCGAAGGAGGTCGGTGACGTCTACGTCAACCGGCAGAAGAAGGTCGATGACGACGGCGAGCCCGTTGTGCCGACCTCAGTGCAGGTCCAAGTGATTGATGCGAGGAAGCGGGATGCCGAGCCTGAATGTTCCGCAGGCTGAGTTCCTCCAGCTTCCGCATAAGTTCCGCGGGTTCGTCGCGGGGTTCGGCTCCGGCAAGACCTGGGTCGGCTGCGCGGCGCTGTGCAAGCATGTCTGGGAATGGCCGGGGATCAACTCCGGCTACTTCGCTCCGACCTACCCACAGATCCGCGACATCTTCTTCCCGACCATCGAGGAAGTGGCCTACGACTGGGGCCTGAAGGTCAAGACGAAGGAGAGCGACAAAGAGGTCGACTTCTACAGCGGCCGGCAGTACCGCAGCACGACGATCTGCCGCTCGATGGAGAAGCCGCAGACCATCGTCGGCTTCAAGATCGGCCACGCGCTGGTGGATGAGCTCGATGTTCTACCGTCGGTCAAAGCACAGCACGCCTGGCGCAAGATCATTGCCCGGATGCGCTACAACGTGCCCGGGCTGAAGAACGGCGTGGACGTGACCACGACCCCGGAAGGGTTCAAGTTCGTCTTCCAGCAGTTCGTGAAGCAGATCCGTGAGAAGCCGGCGCTGGCCGAGATGTACGGCCTGGTGCAGGCCAGCACATTCGACAACGAGCTGAACCTCCCGGGCGACTACATCTCATCCCTGATGGAGTCGTACCCGCCGCAGTTGATCCTGGCCTACCTCAACGGCCAGTTCGTGAACTTGAACTCCGGGTCGATCTATCACGCATACGACCGGAAGCTGAATAGCTGCTTAGACGCGGTAGAGCCAGGTGAGACGCTGTTCATCGGCATGGACTTCAACGTCGGCAAGATGGCTGCAATCACGCACGTCAAGCGCGCCGATGATAAGCCACGGGCGGTCGACGAACTGATCGATGGGTTCGACACCCCCGACATGATCCGCCGCATCAAGGAACGCTACTGGCGCTACAACGGCAAGGACTACGAGAAAACCTGCGAGATCCGTATCTATCCGGACGCCTCTGGTGGATCTCGCAAGTCGGTAAATGCCAGTGAGACAGACATCGCCATCCTGCGCCAAGCAGGATTCAGCGTCATCGCGCCGGATGCAAACCCACCGGTGAAAGACCGTATCAACGCCATGAACGCGATGTTCTGCAACGCCAATGGTGAGCGCCGTTACCTAGTCAACCCGCTGCGATGCCCGACCTACGCGGATGGGCTCGAACAGCAGGTGTGGGCGCCGAATGGCGAGCCAGACAAGAAGTCAGGCGTCGATCACGCGAACGATGCCGGTGGCTACTTCATTCATCACGACTACCCAATCATCAGGCCGGTCACCCACATTCCTGTCACATTCAGCTTCTGAGGCCATCTATGGCGAATTTCAGCACTCCCCGGGCAGAGTACGCACAAGCCCTGCCTGGCTGGCAGTTGGTGAAGCGCTGCGTAGCCGGTGCGCGAGAGGTGCGCAAGCACGATGAATACCTTCCGATGCCGGATCCTGAGAACAAGTCTCCGGAGAACCTGTCGCGGTACAAGCAGTACAAGAGGCGGGCGATGTTCCTCAACATCACCGGCCGCACTCGTACCGGTCTTATGGGGGCGGTGTTTCGCAAGACGGCGGAGCTGTCACTTCCGGCCGCTGTGGAGTACCTGAAGGAGAACGCCAGCGGAGACGGAACCAGCCTTGAGCAGCTATCGAAGGAGTCGGTTGGCGAGTGCCTGGACAGCGGCAGAGGCGGCTTTCTGGTCGATTTCCCGACCGTTGCCGCTGAAGGCGGTGTCAGCTCGATGGCTGATCTCGCCACCAAGCGGGCCCTGATCCACCACTACGACGCCCTCTCGATTATCGACTGGGATGAGCAGGTGATCGACGGCGTAAAGCGTCTGGTGTACGTGAACCTGCGGGAGTGTGTGTCCGAGTTCAATTCCACCGATCTGTCCCGCGAGACGTACACGCAAAACCGGGCCCTGCTGCTGGTCGATGGGCGATACATTCAGCGCGTCTACAAGGAGGGCGAGGAAAGCTTCGAGGAGGCGCAACCTACCGATAAGGCCGGCCAGCCATTCGATCACATCCCGTTCAGCTTCTACGGCGCCCAGAACAACGACGCTAGTATCGACAAGTCGCCGCTGGAGGACCTGGCCGACGTCAACATCCTGCACTACGGCAACAGCGCCACGGTGGAGGAGAGCGGTTTCATCAGCAGCCAGCCGACGCTGTTCATCACCACCAGCATCGAGGCCGACGAGTTCGCGAAACTGAACCCGAACGGCATGCATATCGGTTCGCGCCGCGGCCACAACCTCGGCAAGTCCGGGTCTGCGGTCATGCTGCAGGCCACCGAAACCCAGCTCGCCCGAACCCTGATGAAGGACAAGGAAGAGCAGATGCTGATGATCGGCGCCCGTGTCGTCCAGAAGGGCAGCGGCGCCGAGACGGCAGAGGCTGTTCGAATCCGGTACAGCTCGGACAACAGCGTGCTGGGCACAATCGCCGGCAACGTATCCGAGGCCCTGAAGCGGGCCATCCTCGACGCAGAGCGCTTCATGATGGGGGATCCGGATGAGAAGGGCACGGTGTTCTGGCTCAACCAGTCGTTCTTCGACGAGACGATGACCGCGCAAGACATCGTTGCCCAGGTGCAGCTCTGGCAGCAGGGCTTCATTGCGAAGTCGGATGTCCGGGTAAACCTGCGTCAGGGTGGTGTGCTTGAAGCTGATCGCACCGACGAGAAAATCGACGAAGAACTGGCCAGCGCGCCACCGGTAGGCGGAAACGATGAGCAATGAGGGCTTTCTTGAGGACGCCGCCACGCGGCACCAGATTTACGTCCAGCGATACGCCGGCGGAAACCTGAAGCGTGTGGCGTCGTTCATCAGCAAAGCAATCAAGACCGCCAAACAGCGCGTTTCGGACGGCCTGAGTGCTTACGGCACCCGTCGGTACAACTCTCAGATCGAAACGCTTCAAGGCGATCTGCGGGGCATCTACGATGACCTCAAAGGGCGTGCTCAGCTGGATCTCGGCGAGTTCGCCACCTACGAGGCGCAGTTCAACGCGACGATGCTGGGCAAGGTGGTGCGGGCGGTGGTTCAGCTCAATGTGCCATCGGCCGAGATGATCTCTGCCGCGGCCCTGGCCGATCCTTTGCAGCTCGAAGCGCGCAAGGGCATCCAGCGCATCAGCATCAGTGGTGCGCTTGACCAGTTCGGAACCAAGAAGGCCGCAGAGATCATCGGCGAGATTCAGATAGGCTCCAGCCTGGGTGAGACGAGCCAGCAGATCAGCCGGCGCCTGACCAGCATTCACCAGCTGCAGCAGGATCAAGCCGGCGCACTGGTTCGCACCATGACCAACCACATCGCCAGCACGGCGCGAGTGGAGACGCTGAAGGCGAACGACGACATCCTCGCGGGAATGCGCAGGGTGGCGACCCTGGACTCGAAAACGACGCTGTTCTGCATGAGCGTTGACCAGACAGTGATTCCGCTGGATGGGCCGAAGCCGCCTTATCACTGGGGCTGTCGCACGACACTGATTCCGGTATTGAAAGACGAGTTTGCCCGCGAGATCAAGGGTTCGACACGGCCCTCAGTCGGCCCTGACGGGGTGACGCTGGTGTCGAGCAAGACGAGCTATCAGGAATGGCTGGCTCGTCAGCCGGCAGCGTTCCAGCGCGACATTCTCGGGCCGAACAGGTATGCGCTGTTCAGCAAGGGCGAACTGACTTTGGACAAGTTCATCGACGACAACGGCAAGACGCTGACCCTTAAGGAGCTGCGGGAGCGCGAGCCATTGGCTTTTGATCTTGCGGAGCTGGTACGGTGATACACCCATAGAGGAGATTCACTGTGCTTGAGCGCGTAACCGCAATGGAGCTCGTACGGATTCATCGACACTTCGAGGAGGCCTTGAGCGCTAGGAAGGAGCTGGACTTGGGCGGGGAGCGAGAAAGCCTCGAAGCCATCAGAGATATTGTTGAGGTGGCAGTAAATGATGGAAGGCTCGATGACCGAGACCTTCTCGATATCCTTCCACTGCTGATAGAACACTCAGATCTCAATAATCTACATCTGCCATTTGCTAGTCGTGTTGAACGGGTATACGAAGTTCGCCCGTATACCAAAGATTCGATTCATCTGCTACGGATGAAAATCCTTGTGTGCGCTTGATGCGAAAATTGAACCACCAGACCCGCCTCGGCGGGTTTTTTTATGCCCGCAGGCAGGGCCTGCACTACGTCTCTGGGAGACAGCAATGACCTTGAAATTCCAACTGGACAGCCTCGAAGGCGTCGACGAATCCATCCAGGCCCTGTACGTCGAGAAGGACGGCAAGTTCGTCCTCGGCATTGAAGGACTGCCACAGCAGGAAGATGTTTCCGGCCTGAAATCCAAAGTCCAGGAGCTGCTGGACGAGAAGAAGGCAGAGGCCGAGAAGCGCAAAGCCGCCGAGGACCAGGCCCGCCTGGATCGCGAAGAGGCTCTGCGCAAGTCCGGCAACGTCGAAGAGCTCGAAAAGTCCTGGTCCGAGAAGTACGCCCGCCGCGAAGCAGAGCTGACCGGCCAACTCGAAAGCACGAACGCCACCCTGCAAGGCCAGATCCGGGATCTGACCGTGGGTCGTACCGCTACCGAGATCGCGACCACTCTGGCTATCCCTGGCAGCGCCAAGGCATTGCTTCCCCACATCGAACGCCGGCTCAGCGTTGAGCAGCGCGACGGTAAACCAACCGTCGTCGTGCTGGACGCGGCCGGCAAGCTCTCTGCGGCAACGCTGGACGAGCTGAAAGCAGAATTCACCAACGATCCGGCCTTTGGCCCGCTGATCGCTGGTAGCAAAGCATCGGGCGGCGGGGCCGGCGGTGCTGGAAAGGGCGGCGGGGCCGCACTGAAGCGTTCCGAAATGTCCTCTGCCCAGAAGCGCGAATACATCGATGCGCACGGGCAGAGCGCCTACCTCAAATTGCCCAAATAGGGAGTAACACATGGCGACCACCGTCAACTCGGACATGATCGTTTACAACGACCTTGCCCAAACCGCCTACCTGGAGCGCATCCAGGATGTGATTGATGTTTTCAACGCCTCCTCGAACGGCGCCATCATTCTGAACAACGAGCTGATCGAGGGCGACTTGCGCAAGCGTGCGTTCTACAAGATCGGCGGCGCTATCGGTCACCGCGACGTGAACTCTAGCGCTACTGTCACTGGCTCCAAGATCGGCGCCGGCGAGATGGTGGGCGTGAAAGTCCCGTTCAAGTACGGCCCATACGAAACCACCGAAGAGGCCTTCAAGCGTCGTGCACGCTCGCCTGAAGAGTTCTCCGAGTTGGTTGGCCAGGACTACGCCGACGCCGTTCTGGAAGGCTACATCCAGTACGCAATGGCTGCCCTCAAGGCTTCCATCGGCGCGAACGCCAACATGGTTGCAACTGGCAGCTTCGCAACCGATGGGAAGAAGGTGCTGACCAAGGGGATGCGCAAGTTCGGCGACCGCTTCAGCCGCATCGCGCTATGGACCATGGACTCGGCCACCTACTTCGACATGGTGGACCAAGCGATCAGCGAGAAGATCTACGAGGAGGCTGGCGTGGTCATCTACGGTGGTCAGCCAGGCACCATGGGCAAGCCGGTGCTGGTCACCGACACCCACCCGGCAGAGTCCATCTTCGGTCTACAGGCTGGCGCCATTCGCGTGACCGAGTCCCAGGCCCCAGGCTTCCGTTCCTACCCGATTAACACCCAGGAAAACTTGGCGATGGGCTTCCGTGCTGAGGGCACCTTCAACCTGGACCTGCTCGGCTACAGCTGGAAAGACGCTACCGGCGGCATCAACCCGAACCTGGCCTCCGTCGGTGCAGGTGCCAACTGGGCCAAGTACGCCACCAGCGACAAGGCTACTGCCGGCGTCCTGATCGATCTGACCCCTCCGGGCCCGTAAGCAATCAATGGGCGGCTCTGCAATGAGCCGCCCGGGAGAACCCTATGGAACTGATTTACACCGCGCAGAAGTCGGGCTTCGATCCGGATAAGCGCTATCGCAACCCCGAGCATTTCGATCGCGCTGAGTCTGGCGTGAAGAGCGTTGTGATCGTCGGTGAATGGCCCAAGGTGGTGGCTGCCTACGAAGAGGTGGGCGTCGAAGTGTCCATCGTCGAGTTGCCGAAGGCGGCACCACAAAAGGCCCTTGTTGTCGGCGGCCTGAATTCCGCTGTTTCGGAGGCGCTGGCCACTGAGCTTGCGTCCATCGGCATCATCGTCGAATCGTTTGCCGAGCAGCGGCTGGAGCGCCCCGAGGGAGCTCTGGGCGAAACCGCTGGCCGACTGCTCCAGGTTCTGGAAGCGGTAAACGCTGGCGTCGCCAGCCTGCAGCGCGAGCGTGACGGGGAGGTCGAGAAGGTTCAGATCCTGCAGCGCAAGCTGGATGAGCTCGTTTCGCAAACTGCCCAGGGCAGACAGGTTCCTGACGAAGAGCGAGAGGCGAAAGAAGTCGCAGAGCTCAAGGCCCGACTCGACGCAGCCGGCGTGACCTACCGAGTCAACGCTTCCAAGGAATCCCTGGAAAAGCTCGTTTCTGAGCTGCCAGCAGCGTAACACCGGGGCCGCGGCCCCACTCATTCAAGCGGAGGCCTGATGGCTACCTACATCACCGTGGCGGACGTTGACGCCATCCTTGGGACTTCGTGGGCTCCAGATGACAAAAAGGCCCGGGCGGTGTTGCAGGCGAATGCCTACATGACCTCGCTCAACCTGGTCGGGATCGACATGGACGCCATTCCAGACGAGGTGAAACAGGCCGGCGCCGAGCTGGCGACTGTCGCCTCTGAGGGCAAGCTGTACCAGCAGAAGACCGAGGGATCGCTCGAGGCCAAGACGGTGAAAGCCGGATCGGTGACCACCAGCAAGACGTTCGCCTCGATCGACACCAGCAAATCCACCGCGCTGCCCGATGGCGTTCAGTTCGCGCTGGGCCTGCTCGCGCCATGGCGCGCCAGCGGCTTCAGCTTCAACGTGTACAGGTGACCTATGGGCCTACGTGAGGAGATCCAGGCGGATCTGGCTGAGGCCTTCGACACCGATCTGGCGGACGCCGTGAAGCCATTCAGCGGCGGCGTGACGCTGCCGGGAACGTGGGATCCGGTCAACGAGGTGGCGGGCGACCCTATTGTCATCGCCTACACCGGCCGGGGTGTGTTCGACGCCTTCAAGATTGCCCAGGTTGACGGCGTGAACATCCGCGCCACCGACCAACTGCTGATCGCGCTGACCAACGAAACGATCGGCGGGGTTCCGGACATCGGACACAAGATCAACAGTTTCGACGTGATTAACGTCCAGACCGATCCGGCCGGCGCCCATTACGAGATCCAGCTGAGGAAAGTCTGATGGCCAACAAAGCGGGCTGGAGCCATAGCCTCACGGAGTTCGCCGACCAGGCAGGCGAGGACATCACCCAGATGGCGCGCGCCATCGCGCAGAAGATGCTTGAAGAGGTGGTGCTGAAGTCCCCCGTTGGCAACCCTGACCTGTGGCAGGCCAACGTGGCGCTGCGCACGAAGAACGTGGCGCTGGCAGATGCGTATGACGCGAACGTCGATGCACGGAACGCGACGCGCACCGGTGGCAAGACCTTCAAGAAGCTGACCAAGCGGGAGCGCGAGGAGAACTATTTCGTCAAGGCGCAGGCCGCGGGGAAGGGGTACATCGGTGGCACGTTCCGAGGCAGTCACTTGGTATCGATCGGCGCGCCCGACTTTACCGTGACCGAAAACATTGACCCGTCCGGCCGCGAAACCATCAGCAAGGGCAGCATGCTCATCAAGGCATCGGGGCAGTTTCCCGTGATCTACATCCAAACGAACAGCCCCTACGGCGAGATGCTGGAGCTGGGGCATTCCACGCAGGCGCCCGGCGGGGTTTATGACCTCGCGTTCATCGGCGTATCCGAGGCCTACACATGACCTTCGAGCAAATCAGGGCGCTCATCACTGGCCGCATGGTTGCCTTCACCGGCATTGATCAGGCGCGGATTGATTACCCGAACCAGCCGGAAGTGTTCGCGCCGCCGGCGACCGGCCTCTGGTGCCGGCTGAATATCCAGTACGCCTCGGCGTTCATGGCTGGCATGGCTGACCGGCCACACACCCGTAAGCCAGGTCAGATCAACATCCAGTGCTTCGCCCGGGAGCGCACCGGAACCAAGTCCATCAACGAACTGGTCGACGCGCTTGAAGCACACTTTGCCTACTGGCAGTCCGGTGATCTTGAGTGCATGGAAGCCAGTCAGGTGGTCGCCGGCGAGTTCGAGGGCTTTTACCAAATCAACGTCAACATTCGGTTCCGCGCCGGCTGAACCAGGAAACACCATCAACCCGCCTTGAGCGGGTTTTTTATGCCCGCAGATAGGAGACTCGCCCATGAGTTCCGGCGCAAAAGTCGTTTCACACATCATCGCCGAGGTAACGCCAGGCGTGACCCCGGGCGGCACCTGGGACACGCTGCGCCTGACCGGCAACGCGCTGACCCCAACCGTCAACACCCAAGTCAGTGACGAGATCACCGACACCCGCCTGAGCCAAGGCTCGGTGGCCACCAGCATCGATATCGGCGGTGACCTGACGGCGGAATTCTCGTTTGGCTCGTTCGATCAGCTGCTGGAGGCCGCGTTCTACGGCAACTGGACCGGCAACGTGCTGAGCGTCGGTGACACTCGCCACACCTTCAGCATCGCCAAAGGCTACGAAGACGTCGGCGTCTACGGCGTTTTCAAGGGTGCGCACGTGTCGACCTTCGCCCTCGACATCCCGTCCGATGGCAAGATCACCGCCACCTTCAACATGGCGTGCCTGGACTACGCCGACAGCGAGACCCCAATCGTTGTCTCGCCGAACGCACCGACCACAACCCCGTTCCTGTCGAACAACAACGTCGGCACGATCCTGGTGAACGGCGAGTCGCTGGAAGGCGTGGCCTGCGTCTCGGCCATGACCGTCAACCTCGACAACAGCCTGCAAACGCAGCGCTGCCTCGGCTCAGACAGTCTCGGCCCGGGTGCGCACATCGCCACCGAAGCAGCCATCACCGGCAGCATCACGCTCGCCTGGTCGAAGCGGGCGTGGGAGATCTGGAAGAACACCTTCACCCGCGCACCGATCGGCGTCGTGTTCCCGATCACAGACAGCCTGGGCAACAAGTACACCTTCAACTTCCCGGCCGTGGAAGTGGACGGCGAACTGCCGAATGGCGGCAAGCGCGACCTGATCGAGGTGACGCTGAACTACACCGTGGCCAAGGTCAGCCCGACGATCACCCGGGTACCGTTCGTGCCGGTGACCAGTGTTTCGGTTTCTCCTTCTTCCGCATCTATCGCCGTGGCCGCGACAAGGCAGCTCTCGGCGTCGGTGCTGCCAGCAGAAGCCGCACAGGACGTCACCTGGGCCAGCTCGGCGCCGGGTGTTGCTACGGTCAACTCCTCGGGCCTGGTGACCGGTGTTTCCGCTGGCTCCGCGACGATCACCGCCACCAGCGTTTCGGACGTCACCAAAACCAGCTCCGCGGCGATCACCGTCACTGCATAAACCTGCTCAACCTTTGGCCTCCTCGGCATTCACGCCGGCCGGGGCGGCCCTTTTATTGGCGCGGCGTTGAGGAATTACCATGGCTCTGCAACTGGGCAAAAAGAAGCCGGCAATCACCGGCGAGCGCTGGGCGAACTTCGACAAGGACACCAAGGTGCTACTGGCCGGCATCGACAATCCTGAGTATCAGGTTGCGCTGGAGCGCATGCGCCGCCGTATTCAGCGCAACGATGCGCGGTTTGAAGAGGGGCAGGTGGGCGTGGTCGCCGGCGAGAAAACCGAGCACCAGAACCACTCAATGCTGCTCAGTCACTTCATTGTGAAGGACTGGGAGGGCGTGCTGGACGCCGAAGGCAACCCGATCAAGTACAGTCCGGCGATCGCCGCCGAGCTGCTGGAAACCAACATCGAGTTCTTCGTCTTCGTCCTGCGCGAGGGCACCGCAGCAGCCAATGAAGCCGCTGAGGAGCGCGCCGAGTCAGTGGGAAAGCAGTCTGCCGCTTCGAGTGGGAGCAAGAGTGGGGCGGGGAAAGCGAAAAGCGCCGCGCGGTCTACGCGCGCCTGAAGCTGACCGTTCCTGACGAGCCGGAGAACGACCCGATCACCGCTTACCTGCTGAACCTCTACCGGAATGTGTGCCGAGGCCGGCGCTACATCGCCGGCATGGCTGGCGCCTTTCCACTGCCACTGTCGGCCCGGGAGATCTCCGACTGGCTGGAATCGCATCCGTCGCCGCTGCCGCGCGATGAGGTTGACGATGTGATGTTTGCTCTGGATGCGGTGTGCCTTGCAACTGAGGATGAATGAGATGAGACGTGAAGTTAGGCAAAGTGAAATGGTGGTTTCATTCTTAAGCGGAAGGGTAGGCGCGCCGTCCACCGAAATGTTCTTGAGCATCGTCGACGCGAATGAGCCGACGTTATTCCTCGACCTCTGGAACAAAAGCTCCGGACGCATTGGCGTTGCGGAGCTGCGCCTGTGCGGGAGCGAGCCTTTCAGCTCTGGACGTACTGCAGGGCTTTATGAATTAGTGAAACTGCACGGGGGGCATTTTCAAGCCCCAGGTCCAACAGTTTCTCTGAAAGGTGTTTTATGGCCTCGCCGGGAAGCTCTTTCACAGTTTGAAGAAGGCTGCTCTTCTCTTCCGCAGGTAGGTCAAAGTCCTGAATTTTGGTTGCAATGAGCTGCCTCAGAGTATCTTCGTGAATCTTCACTGTAACTACGCCCAAGATTGCGCTGAGACCTCCGTCATCAGCCAAAAAGTCCAAGCCATGATGGGTGATGCGTGCTTCCGCAGGGCGTTGGATTTTTTGCCCGAGCTCCTTGCTGAATACAACATTAATCAGCCCATGATCGGCTAAATAGTAGATATTCTTCAGCACCACATTTTCTGCAGCTTCTGTCTCTGTTCCTATTACCCAGTGTGGTGCCGAAACTGAGGCTGGATACTCCAACTCGAGGCGTCTGAGAATCTGATGTTGTAAGGCGCGATCAAGAGACATTGCCATTCCTTGGGCTTGGATGAGTCTCCGAGACTACTATCGGCTGGCGGTGGGGCGTTACTGGGCATTCGTACAGTCAAGGCTGAGCTCCTGACGTACAATGGCGAGACCAAATTTAAGGAAGAAATCACGTGACCTACATTGCAGTACTTATCCCAATTTTGATCTTCGCAGTATCAGTTGGTCTTGGGTTTTCCAAGGCCAATTGGTTTCTTGAGTTCGGTCTTGCCATCGTGGTCATTTCCTCCGCTACTTCCATGGCTTTGGCTTTTCTAGGTGGGCGCAAGGCAGCACGGGCGAAAAGGGTAGATTATGAGTCTTTCCTACCTGAGATCGATGATGGGCAGTCGCACAGTTTTAAGTTCACGGCTGGCATGATGGGAGTGGATCCGCTCAACCCATCTAAACATTTTCAAGACCAGATCGACGAATTACGGCGCGTGTCAGCTCAGGATGAGAAGACATTCAGATCGCTCCTCAGATCCACCGATCGGCGACTTGATATTTGTCTGGCGCAGATTCGATATCACGAAGCGGTAACTCTTCCGAAAATACTCGGAGAGGGATCGGGGGCGATCATGCTTGCCGGTGCACTCGCGATCATCGGCTCTATTTATCTGGCGATACCAGCCGGCGTATATCAGGCTTTTTCTACTGCGGCTGACTCTATGCGGGCGTGGCTTCCGGCGCTTTAGGTCTTGCGTCAGATTGCGAGTATGTAAGATGAAAGGCCCAGCCCAGTGCTGGGCTTTTTCGTTCTGGACATTCGTACAGCCCGCTTTGGCGCTTCCTGCGGATGGTGGTAGATTGCTGCCATTACTCAGGGAGATTTGGCATGCAAAACGATACCGGGCCGCTTGGGATGCTGGTTCTGTTGTTTGTGGTGTGGATGATCTATTTCATGCCAACGCTTAACGCTTATCACCGCAAGCACCCGAACTTCAACTTGTAG